GGATGCTTGTTCTGCTGTCATGGTTGTAGTTGGTGGCATACGGATTAGATTGGTCATGCTCCCTCCTTCTGCTGTGCGCCGGGTGCGAGATAGACATCAACGAGGTCGTTGCAGCGGTCATCTGCACACTTGCAAATCCCTGCACCTTCAATATTGCACCGAGGCATTGCCGCGCATGGCTCCTGATTCTTGAGCGCAGCAAGTTCTGCACGAAGCTCATCAATCTCACAGTGCGGGCACTTCTTTGAGGTATCGTTAAAAATCCCTGTAAGGAAGTGGCGGCAAGGTGATGTCATGATGCCTCCTTTAGCTTCGCCAGTTCAAGGGCTGCGTGTTGGTAGAAGTTGTGCCTGCCTGTCGTTATGCGGTGCATCTCGTACAGCCGACTCATGCAGGCTTCAATACCTCTGTTGAACTCATCTTCCGCATCTTTCGTATCGTCCCTCCCTGCCTGATACCCCTTGTCATATGTGATGTGCGCAGCGAGGTGCTCTGCCGAGCGTTCAGCTAACTTTGCTCTGAGGTCGGCGTTTACATCTTGAAGGGCTTGTGCGCGTTTAGCTATCGCATCCCTCCCTTTCTCACAACGTACCAAGTCGGTCAACGCTTGGTCACGCTCACACCCAGGCTTCTTGCAGAATCCGCCGCATGATGGGCATTGGTGTACTACCATGTCGCGCCACTGACTCGGCTCCTGCTCTGGCTGTGCTGGTGCTGTTGGTGGGATTGGTAATGCGTCTATCCACTCTCGTACCAGTGCATCGTCAAGCGACAAGTTCCGCTTCTTTGCGAAGTCTCTGATGGCATCTACGGCTGGTGCTGCGTCATCAGATGCCGACAACACGATACGTTCTGTGCGTGATGTAAGGTAGCCCATGAAGTCAAACAGCGCACCAGCAATGATGGCGTGTGCCACAGGCTCCACCGCCTCAGCCTGTTCGATGGCGTGGCGTAGGGCTGTGATCGCGTTGTATGCTTCTTTGTGATACGGTTTTAGGTCGTCCGGCACCAGTTGTTCCAGCGCCTCAAGCGCCTGTTGCATTACTTGTTTGCTCATTTGGCTTCCTTCATGGCTTCAATTTCACCTATCACATTGCAGATAGGGCAGTCACAGCCACTCAAGCCTTCTGGCTTTGTCATATCGCTGGCGTACTCCAGTGCGTACAAGGATTTATCAAGCAGAGCAGCCAGAGCATCACGCTCAACCTTATGCTTTGCTGCCATGCCATCGGCTTCACGTTGGTACTCATCTCGGTTTGCGGTCATTGCTGTCAGTGCAAGTGCATCATTCTCAATCCGCAGAGTCGCAGCCAGTGCCTCAAGCTCAAGGCGCTCGATGGTGGCTTTGGTTTCTGTGCATACGGCGCAATCGTGCTGCACACACCCGATAAGTTCTGTTGTCATGATTCGTCCTTAATTTTGTTGGTGCAAACCCCATCGGCTACCACGCCCTGCATCCAGGGTTGTCGCTCTCCGGTGCTCTTGTCGGTTCTGCGCTGGCAGTCAATGCAAGTGGCGTGCAGCTCTACGCCGAACGGCTTGGTCATCAGTTGGCCGTGGCATCTGGCGGTGTCGTAGCTGAGGCTCATGTCAACATCTCCAAAACGGTCAGCCTTTTTTCGGTGGGTATGCCGGCAACATGCTTGACTGTCAGATCGATCTTTTGTGGCTTGGCCACTTTGATCTTTCTTGTGGTGTTGTGCTTACGCTTATCTTTCGGCATGGGCGCATCAAAAAACTCGCGTGTGGAGAATGTATGACCGCTCTCGCAGCGTCTGATTCGGCTGACTTCTGACGTGCGTTGTGAGGTCATCATGACGCGCATAGGTGCGTTGCAGGTGGGGCAGTTCACTTGTCAGCCCTGGATAAGATCCATCCAATCAGCAGGCCAACACCGCCGATCAGCAGGCAAATGAGCTTGAGCAAGGTCACCAAGCCTGATGAATCACTCACGCGAACAACCCTGACACAATGTAGGATGCCATGTAGGCAAGAGAAACAACAGCCACAATGGCGCCAACCATGTACCACTTCCAGTCGGTTCCAGGGTATTGCTCTTCAGCTTCTTGCTCTTTGCGTAGGGTGCCGCGCCTGATGTATGCCTGGTCAAATTCTGTCATCTGTATTCCTTGTGTGTTGCTAAACTGTAAAGTCAAAGTATAGCATATAGCAAACAGATTGACAAACAAATGGCTAGCTTAGAATCCGCGGCTTGGCAGTGCAAACGCATCATTGCAGCCGACACGGCCTGTGAATGGCTTGAGATCTTCACCCATGTAGCTACCCTCTGGCACATGCAGGCGGCCGCGCACGATGCCTTTGCGCTCGGTCTCGATGCCGCATGACTGCCGGCCGGCATTGGTGACGCGCCAGGTGGTGTCGCCGTACTCGATTGAGCGCTTGATGAAGCCGCTGCGCTCCATGGTGCTCAGGTATCTGGAGTCGATGCCGGTCATGGATTGGATGTCTTTTTGCAGCATGGGGCCAAGCCGATGCAGGGCGGTGATGACGTTGAGTCGGAGTTCTGCCAGGGGTTTGTCTTGCTTCATGCGTTACCGTAGATGATGTTTGTTTTGTTGAGCGCGCCAACCAGTTCAGCCATGCTGAGATTTCGCTTGCCGAGGAATTTGTGCATCTCTGAATGCTGCTTCTTGTAAGCGATGACATCCTGCACACTGGCGGTGGCCATGCGGGATGGCACCTTCTTCCATGTGTCTTTGACGGATGCCATGATGACCTCGCGTTGGTCTGGTTCTTTGTTTGTATTTTGCATGAACTGCATTATGCCATAAGGCAAACAACACGGCAAATAAAAATGCCGTGTTGTGGTGGTACTTACTTGAGGTTGATGAACGGCATGGCGCCGCCGGCCTGCGTCACAGGCATCACGCCATCCCATTTGGCGATAGCCTGCAGCTGCACGTACTCGGCACCGCCATTGGCCGAGATGGCGGAGGCACGCAGCTTGATGGCATCGGCATCACCCTGGGCTTCAGCGCGCTTGCGGTCGGCTTCAGCAATGGCCAAGATCACTTCCTTCTTTTTGGATGCAATCTCGAAGTCACGGGCCGCAGCTTCCTTGATGGCTTTCTCAAGCGCCGGGTCAGTCACCAGGTTGCGCACGTTGGCACTGCGGACAAAGAACCAGCCCTTGCCAGCAGAGGCATCCAGGTCAGCCTGCAGTGACTTGACAACCTCGGCCGAGATGGCGGTGCGCTCTGTGTGCACCGTGCTTGAGGGGTACTTGGTCACCGTGTTGTAGATGGCTTCGCGGGCCTGGCGCGTGACGTAGTTGAGACCCACACGCATGCCGTCTTCACCCTTGACTTCAGACAAGTCACCGGGCCAGCGCATCATGATGTCGGCCGCTTTGGCGGGGTCGATCTGCACGTAGATGTCAATGTCGAGGTCGGCCAGGTTGATCTTGTCGCTGGTCTGCGGCTTGAGGTCAGTGAGCTGCAGCGCCAGTTCTTTGGCGGACACCTCGGTGAGTTTCTTGAACAGAGAAAAATAGACGCCAGGCGGAAGGATCTCTTTCTTGACCTGGCCCATGGTTGATTCAACGGCCACATTTCCAGTGTCAATCTGCGTACATGCAGCAAGTGATGTGATAAAAAGTGCGAGTATTAATAAGCGTTTCATGGGTTTGATTTTCAAAGTAAGTTGGTAGCAGGGAGATAAACGGCTGCGGCTACCAGGAGCAGCAGCAGCAGGATGAGGGCGCCCAGGCGCAGGCCGTGGCGGGTGATGGCGGATGTCGCGGCGGCCACATCCTTTTTGCTGGCCATGGTGAAGAACCCATAGCCAGCCACCACCAAAACAATCAGCAGCAGCAGGTGTTTCATGCTTATTGCGCGACGGGTGCGTCGGTCAAATCAAACATCAGGTCATCGAGCATGAGGGTCATCTCGGTGGTCAACAGGAACACATCCACGTCGTAGCTGTCCATGTCACCGGCATCACTGGGGGGCGGGGTCTCGAATGCCAGCTTTTTCAGGACCATGGTGTCGGTCAGTGCAAATGAGATCCGGTTCTGCCAGGAGAGGGCCAGGCTGGCCACGTCCATGCCAGCCATCAGGTGGTCCTTGATCTCTGGTACATCCAAATTGTGGTGGGTGTACTTGACCTTGGTTTTTGATTCGTCGGTGGACTTGAGCTCGCAGCTGGTCTCGATGCCAAAGGAGGCAGGGCTCAGCGCACCAGACAGCCAGGACTTCATGGTGGCGCCAGGCTGCACATCGGTTGCCATGGTGAGCGTCAGGCCAGGCAGTGAGTTCACCAGCAGGCGGCAGGCATCATCGGCCTGGGCTTGTGAGGCGGTGTCGATCACCACACGCTTGTTGACCGGGTCCACCCAGACCTTGATGGCCACGCGCGCCGGGAAGGCTGCGGGCAACAGGTCAAACAGGATCTCGTCCTTGAGCTCGCGGGATTCTTTCTTGCCAGGCTTGCGGCCGGTGGCATCCTCGATGGCCTTGACGCGCTCGACCAGCTTGGCAGCAATCACGGCCGCCGGCACCTTCTTGGTTTCCTTGGTGGCCACCAGCATCATGTGGCCATTGATGGCTTCACACAGCGGGCCATGGGCTTCGCCGCGGGGCTCGGTCCAGCCCAGGCTCTCGGGCTGGCTTGGCAGGCACGGCGCAAAGCGGGCCGGCTCAAGGGATTCCAGCACATTCAGGGATGCGTCTGGCATGGTGGCGATGGTGTAAATGATGGCGTTTTTGAACATGTTATTTTCCTGGTGTGCTGTGTTTGAATTTGCCAACGATGTTGGTGGCATTGCTAGACTTGGCCTGGGTGAATTTGAAGTCAGGCGTTTTCATGAGCTTCTTTCTTTGAAAATGTGCGAACGGTGACCAGCTTCTCTTCTTCAGTGACATCCAACAGGTAGGCGCCTCCCATCCAGTCAACGGCCTCTGGCTCGCCATGCTTGCCGCCGCCATACCAATAGTCCCAACCCACCCATGCGCCGTCGTTCAACTTGCGGCCAACTGCAATGCATTCATAGTGGCGCGAATGCGGGGATGGAAGGCTTGTGTCTGCACCTGATTCCCTAAACTCTGACAAGTGATCCTGCATGCCGGACCCGTCTTCTCCTTCGGCCTCCTCCCACATGTCATCGATGTTTTCCTCTGTGATTTCAATGCGCTCTCCATTTGTTGCATGAAGGTCTGCCTCAACCAGCAGGTGGCGTTTGATGAGTTGTTCTGGCGTCATGGTGTCTTTCAGTTTGGCTTGCGCATCTCAGCGAGCGCGCGGGTTAAATCCATGCTGGCACGTTTGACGGCGCCGCTTTGTTTACTGGCCCAGTAGTAGCTGTGCGAGGTGCTCTCATTGGCATCAGACTTCTCCAGCTCCTTGACTTTCTCAAGGAACCGGAGAGCCTCACCCTTGGCTTTGGCGAGGTTGGCGTGGGTCATGCGCAGGCGAGGCAGAAGGCGCGTGAGGACATAGGGTCATTGAATGGAATATCGTCATCCATGTTTTCAAATCCGCTGCCACCGCGGCCGGCCGGTGCCTGTGCTTGGCGCTGTGCTGGTGCAGCCTGGCGCTGGGGTGGCGCCTGACGGCTTTGCTGAGGCGCGGCCTGGCGCTGTGGCTGCTGTGGTACATCGCGCCGGTCGGTCAGCTCAATGTCCTCAATGCGACCGACCAGGCTGACGCCCTCGCCACCTTCCTTTTTCTGATACGTTTCCACATGGCAGTCTGCAAGGTGGAACACATGCTGGCTTCCTTTGAGCAGCATGGGGGCCAGGGTTTCAGCGCGTGCACCAAACAGGGATGCGTCAATCCACTGTGTTTTGCGATTGCCTTCCTGATCCTTCATGCCATGGTTGAATGCCAATGCAACTTTTGCAACAGCCGTACCATCGTTGAGGTAGCGAAGCTCGGCATCACGGCCGAGGCGAAAGAGTCCAGAGGTTTTTGACATGGTGATTTCCTTTTGGGTGGTTGAAATTGGTGACCGTCTTTCCGATCTGCCAGATGCACTGTGCTTTAACGACCAACTTTCTGCATCATTCCAGTCGGGGCCAGCTTATGGCGCTGTGCCCATGCCAATCATTGGAACCAGAGATAAAAGCCGTGCAGAATTCCGATGGGGAAGACCAGGGCGCCTGCAATCAGGAAGCCCCACAAGCCATCAGAAAAGCAGGTGAAGATGTGGGTCAGCCAGGCGACGAAGAAAGTGATGAGAATGAGTGGCGCAACCATGATGAGTCCTTTAAAAGTTGGGATGATGTTCAGGCTGCCTGCTTGACGAAAGTCGTCTGCAGATACTCAAGGACATACTGCATGTCTGCCTCAGACAAGGTATCAAGAATGTTGTCGACAAGCGACCGGGTAGAGGCGCGCTGATATGTTCGGACGTTCTTTCCTGTGGATTCATCCGCGCGGTTTATGACAAGCAGCTCGTTTGTCACAAATGGCACCACGGGCTGGGCTTCAACAAACTCAGCAACATGCACAGCCTCAACAACCATGCTGCTGTTCAGCTTGGCCAGGCGCCGCATCTCAGCGACCTCAAGCGCTGCAAATTCACGGGCCTGCTCAGCTGAGCGCGCGGCAAAGTCAGCGGCCGCCTTGGCCTCAGCCTTGATGCGTTCCTGCTCTGCAATGCGGGCGGTCTCGGCTTCGATGCGGGCTACCTCTTTGGCCTGGTGGTCACCGACACGCAGGGACACCTGGGCCAGGAAGTCGTCCGCCTCTTTCAGGCACAGCACCGCCAGGTCACTGAACAGGAAGTTGAATTCCTTCGCCATGGGCACACTGATGTTTTGCAGGATGCGGTCGGCTGTGGCATTGGCTTCGATCTTGGCATTGGCCAGCAGGGTGTCAACCGCGTCTTGCAGGCTGCTGATGGTGCGCTTGCCCTTGATGGCCGTGGCAAAGTCAGGGTACTGCACACCCAGGTAAGAGACGCCGTTGCGCTTGTTCAGGTCGGCAATGTGGCTGGCGTACTTGTTCTTGGCCGCGGTGATGATCTCGATGCGGATAGCCTCCTTGCGAGCAGTGACTGCCTTTTCTTTTTCCAGGCGGACGGTGCGAGACAGTGTCCGCAGCTCACCCACCAGGCGGCGCATGGCTTCCACATCGGTGACCTGGGCCATGGCATTTTCTTCGGCAGCGGCCAAGGCATCTTCAGCTTTCTTGAGTGACTTGCAGGCTGCTTCACAGTCGGCAAACTCCTGGTCTGTACTTGGGTTGGCTGGGATGTTTTTGATAAAGGCGCGCAGGGCAACATCGAACTCAGGCAGATTGGTGGCCACGGCCAGCTGGCCATTCAGGCGTACCGAGACGGCTGGCAGTGATTCGGTGTGGGTGGCCACCACGGGAAGTGGTGCCTCGACGTGCTGGTAGGCAGCCAAGTCCAGTGCGAACTGAGCCCAAGCATCCACGATCTGCTTGCGCAAAAAGCCATTGGGTGTGTACCAGCAGTGGCGCTCTTCGATCAGCTCATGAAAGTTATATGGCACACCTTCATCACTCAGTAGGTAGTGAGGTGTTGGGTGGTTGGCTGGCACCCACTTGCTGGCCATGAACAAAACCTTGTCGCATCCTGACACCAAGCACTGCTGCTCCATCTGGATCTGGTACTCCATTGGCAGGTCGGCGCCAGTGCAGCCTGGGACAAGCACGCTGCGAAGTTTTTCATTCAAGGTTTTGTGCTCGAAGTCGATGTCTTCAGCAAGCGTCAAACCGTCGAATGATGCCGAGTATTTGCCAAGTGACCCAGTGACTGGGAACAGGTCTTCACCAATGATGGCTTCAGCCAGCGGCCTGGCAAAGGCTTCAAAGAGGTGGCCATTGTCAAAGATGCGCTGCACTGAAGAATCGACCTCTGGCTTGATGCCGGTGGCGCGCTGCTTCAGCAGGTCATTGCGTGAGGTGTAGGACGAGTAGCCCATGACGGCCGGCGCATCGCTTGCGTTGTCATGCTCGGCGCGGTAGGCCTTCCATTCTGGTGTGCCCTGGATGAGTGTGTGGGTGATCATGTTCATGCTCCTTTGATTTGGTTGATCTGGCTGGCGGTCAGGGTGACTTTTGTTTGCAGAAAAGAAATCAGGGTGTCAGGCGTTTTCTTGCCGGATTCGATGATTGCTTTCCAGCCGCCGAGCTTGGATGTGAACTCTTCATCGCTGTACTCAGGCAGACCAGCGGGCTGGCGTGGCTCAGGCTGGCGGTCGTTCTGGAACACGCGGTCTGGTTCAGGCTGCCATCCGCGGCCATCGTCATCCGGCAAGTCCATGGTGGCCAGTCCGCAGGCAGCCAGCAGGGTGTAGCGCTGCAGGTAGGTTTGGGCTGAGGCAATCGCCTGGATGCTGTTCTTTTTGCCACTGACATCGGGTGAGGACTGCAGGCTGGTGGACTCGCTGTGTCCCATGCGGTGAGTGATTTTGCAGATGACGGTGATCAAGCTGGCATCCTGGCGCGTCTCCCAGCTGTGGGAAAAACCATGGCTGGCCAACGCTTCCACGATGGCTTTGGTCACATCGCCAATGGTGGCGTGCATGTACTCGGTGCCACTGAAGGCGACGAGCTTGGTCTTGTAGATCTCGGGTGGGTTGAGTTTGAACTCAGCCATGTCGGCCACGTAACTTTTACGGGCTTCATTGGCCTCCCAATCTTTCTGCAGCTCCATGATGCCCTTGAGGCTCTCAATGGTCATGCCGGCTTGCAGCGCGGCAATGGCATTGGCCATGGGTCCAGCGGAAAGCTGGTGGGTTGATGCGGCCGAGACGGCGCGCTGACTGACTTCAGTGATTGCATTCATAGTTTCTCTCCTGTTGAACGAAAGTATACCATAAGGCAAACTCTCATGCAAGAGTCTGCATGATTTGTTGCCAAATGGTTACGCCTATGCGTAGCTGAGGATGCGGTCGACCAGGTCGCGCAGCTCGCGCTCGGTCATGGCCCCGGCGTAGACGTGCTGCAGGAGGTGGAATTTAGGGATTTGACTGCATTGCTCAGCCTTGAAAAGATTACATCTTGACACTCATTGCTCCACCTTCTTGGGGTGGTTAAGCATTTGAAATCATCCCATCCAATACGAAGCCTACTGGCAATCACATGATGGGGCCAACCAATAACATCCGACCACCAGATTACTGGTTGTCTAATTCCTTCATACTCAACAATTCTGTTGCTTGCTCTGTTCCTTGCTTGCGTTTTGTCGTCGACCCATCGACAGTTTTCCTTGCTGTATCCTGCATCGTTATCTCTCCTATCAAGAGTCATTCCGTCAGGCCTATCTCCCATATCATCAAGAAAATTACTGAACGATAGCCACCTTTCATCTACAGTTATTCCGCGTCCTCCATATCTTGAAAAAGCATCGGAATTCTTATTGGCACATCTTGATAGCATTGATCCCCATGTCATATAGGTTGGCGTCCGCTCAATTGCCGCACCATTGACAGATCTAGATATGCATCCGCAAGACTTCGTTCGACCGCCTCGCAAGCTAACACCTCTAGTTGTCAAGCTACCACCGCAGTCGCATATGCAATCCCATGCGACAGACGTTCCAATATTCTCCTTACTCCTTTTGATAACCGTAAGTCTTCCAAATCGCATTCCCGTCATGTCAATTCTTGCCATACAAAACCTCCCCTGTATCTTCATCTACCCATGCTGGCAACCTGACATTTCTGTCAGACGCAGTTGCATATAAGAACTCAATCCATTCTGAGAACTGAGGCTTTGTGAATCGACTGGTGCGCTGGCCAAGCATCACAACGCCACCATCCAGTCCCATGGCAATCTTTACTGTCTCGCCTTTGAATGCAGCAGTAAGAACATCCTTCCAGTCCTCTGAATCCATATTCACCAGCTTGCCATTGATTGGCCACTGAAGTTGCCTGGAGAAGGCTGTGAGCAACGGCCACATCAGCCGGTTCTGAGCCATCGTCCTCGTCTCCAATCGGATGGTCAGAACCCATCTCCTTCCACCGTCAAATGCCTTAGCAAGAAACGGGAACAGCCTTCCTTGAATAGTTGACCATGCCTGCTTTCTGTCAAGCAGGTTGAATGTGATGCTCTCACTCATCAGGAAACCTTCTTATATTTTTTGCCATGCTGTCTTTCTTTTGTATATGGTTTAATCATTGTATGCCGTATGGCAACATGTAGGAGAAATTAATACTCTGGATATTCGCGGTGATCTTCGTTGTAGGACTTCCAGAATTCCTTGCAGGCTTCTTTGAAAGTCCAATATCCCTGATCTCTGTCGTCTGTTATCCATGTGATGTCTGGATGGCTTTTGTAGAACTGACGCTGCGCAGCCAGGATGCAGGCTGGGCAGTGATGGGCTGCCTCTTGAAGCGCTTTGAACCCTTTGCTGAAAAATGCCTCCTGCAACTCAGTCATGGTGAGCTGAGCCTCTCCGAGCCGGTCACGCATGGAGCACACCCGGTCAGGATTGGCAGTGCATGCCTTCTCGTGCTTGACCATGGCCGGCTTGGTGCCGGTGGACTTCTTGCAGTGGTCACAGTAGTGACGCATTCTCATTTGGCTTCTCATGCTGTGATCTCCTTGTTCACTTCGGTCTTGTTGGTTAATGCTGGTGGCTCAATTTTCCTGAGCCAATCCTGGGCAAAATCTGTGAGGCCCATCGGGATGTGGGCGCGTGGCTGCAGGCGCTCCCCATACTCGGCTTCGCAGCGCCATATTTTTCCGATGTCTTCACGCTCGCCAACCAGCTGCTTGACCAGCACAATCAAGCCAATGTTTGGACTGTCTTTTCCAAGCAGTCCATCAATGACGATGCAGAGGTCGCCAGATTTGATTGGTTCTCTCATGCCTGGTCTTTCAACTGGTGGCGCTTGAGTGCTGCCACAGCCACCGGCACGATGGGCTCGATCAGCTCCAGCATGGCCTGGGCATAAACGCGGATTTCATATTGGCTGTGCTCGTGCAGGCGCAGGCGCAGGAAGTGGGCCAGGTTATGCAGGTCAACTGTGGCGAACATGTGGCTGTACGTGTTCACCGGCAAGACGCCACGGGCCAACTCACGGGGGCAGCCTTTAGAGATCAGGTCTTGGTACGTCCAGAATGACGAAGCACACGCCGTGGATATCCAATCCTGCATGTGGGGCGCCATTGGGTGCTCCACATCCGTACGCATCTGCTTGTTGCTCGCAGACTGCGTGGTGATCTGACTGACTTCCGGGATGTAGAACTCTTCCGGCAGCTCTGAGTACCGGGCTGACACCTCGTTGAAGCTCCAGGTCCGATGGCGGTGCCACTGGCGGAACACGAAGATTGGCGCCTTCACCTCGAAGGTGAACTGTACGCACTCGAGCGGGCTGGTATGGTGGTTCTTGATGAGGTAGTCGATGAGTTTGGCATCCTTCCCCTCATCATTACCAGCGCGCCACTCGGCGTCATACGAGACCCGAGCGGAGCGCACGATGGATAGGTCAGACCCCATGTGGTCGACAAGCCTGACAAGGCCGTGGTTGAGAACTTTGATTTCATTCATTGGTTTTCTTTCAGTTGTTTGATTCGTTTCAGCTCCACCCGCAGCACCGGACCCATGGTCTCGCGGTCTTCCGGGTTGTCCTCGAAGTGGCGCTGGATGGCGTCGGTGATGTACTCTTGGTGCTTGGCCATGTGTGTGAGCCAGTGCGCTGTCAGCTTGTCGCGCACCGGTTGCATGACATCAGAAGTCATCGCTGTACTTGGCCCGGCTGGTGGGCTTTTTCTCGGCACTCAGGTTTTCGGTGGACTCGCCCCAGCGCTGGTGCTTGCCCTCAAAGTGCATGGCCAGCTCACCGGTGCGGCCTTGCCGGTTCTTGGCCACATCGATGCCGATCACCTGGTGACCCTCATGCACGGCGTGGCGCCACATCAGGATGGCGACGTCGGCATCTTCCTCAATGGCACCGGACTCCTTCAGGTCGGACAGCTGCGGGCGGCCGCTGACACGCTTCTCGACCTCGCGGGAAAACTGGCTGAGCTCGATGATGGTCAGGTCCAACTGGCCAGCCAGGGTTTTCAGGCCACGCGACAGGGTTTCGATCTGGTGGTGGCGGCTGTCTTTCTGGTTGGCGCTGCCGCAGAGCTGAAGGTAATCCACCACCAGCACCTTGATGCCGTGTTTGCGCTTGAGCACGCGGGCACGGCTGGCAATGTCTTGCAGGGTCATGGCTGGCTGGAACAGGAAGTGAAGCGGCATGGCGCGCATGCGCTCGATAGCCTCGGCCAGGCGCGACCACTCACCATCTTCGAGCTTACCGGTCTCCATGTGGTCGAGGTTGATGCGGCCGATGTTGCAAGCGGCCCGATTGGTCATCTCCTGCTCGGTCATCTCCATGCTGAACATGGCGCAGGCATGGCCGTCGAGCGCCAGGTTGATGCAGATTTGCTCGGCAATTGATGACTTGCCCACCGAGGGTCTGGCGGCAATCACCATCAGCTTCTTTGGCTTGAGGCCACCGCCGAGCATGCGGTCCAGCGTGGGGATGCGTGTGGGGATGCCGGCCTGCACCGTGCCGTCCGCCAGGGCTTGCAGGTGGTCCAGCATGCCGACGACAAATTCCTCGATGGGCTTGGGCTGGTTGGCACCCTTGCGTGCCTCGATGGCTTCGAGCACCGCCTGGGCCTGGCCGACACGGTCCAGAACGGCCGTGGCTGCGTCCCCGGCAATTTCCTGCACCTGGTCAGCAGCCAGCTTCAGACGGCGCGCCAGGGCGTGGTCTGCCACCGTGGCGGCGTATTGCCTGGCATTGCGTGCGCTCGGTGCGGCATGCGACAGGGCCAGGATGTCGGACAGGTCGGTGCCCTCGGCCTTGTTCATCAGCTGCAGCTGGGAGAATGTGGTGATGACATCCGCCTGCTTGCCGGCATTGATCAGTGCACCCATGGCAGCGAAGACATCCTTGTGGCGTGCCCGGAAAAAGGACTCGTCGGTGATCAGGTCGGCAACCGAATCCCAGACGTTGTTGTCGTACAAAATTGTGCCGATGACACCGGCCTCGGCCTCGGCGGAGTAAAGGGTTAGCTCGGGTGCGTAGTCAAATAGTGTGGTCATGGTGCCTCCTCTGGGTGTTGTTCGCTGAGCTCGACGTCGGCCACTTTGCGGGCGGCGATGCCTTTGGATGACCAGGTGGCCGGTCCGTCGGAGTTGACGTACCACAGGCCGTACCAGGAATCCTTGATGCAGTTGCTGAAGGCGGCTGGCCAGTCGGAGTAGCGCTTGGACTTGCGGGTGCCGCTCAGGTGCTCTTCACGAAACCGCATCCAGGCCAGGCGCGTCATGTCGATGTCAATGCCGGCGCCATCGCAGTAGCGGAACAGGGCATGGTCTTTCGGGATGGGTGAAGTCCCGCTGGCCTTGCAGGCTTCCAGGTAGGCACGCAGCCCAGTGGATGAAGATTTTGAAGAGGACGCTGACTTGTCAGCGGGTGTCTCTTTATCTTCTTCTCTTCTCTTCTCTTCTCTAGCTAACGCTGAGGTAACGGTGACAGCGTTACCTTTTGCGTTACCTTTGTGTTTTGCCACGCGTTTTGCGGTCTGGGAGCGGCTTTTTGCGGTGTGCCCGTTGTGCAAATCGAAGTTTGGCAGGCTGATTCCATCGTCTGTGATGGTGAGCCAACCCACTTCAGACAGCGATTGACAGAACCCGCTAACGCCAACAATGCGATCCAGTAACGCTGCGGTAACGCCACGAGCGTTACCTTCTTCTGTTTGCTGATCGAACCAGCGCCACAACCTGAAGAGTTTTCCGACTGTCAGGTCGGTGTCTTCCCAGCCCATCTTCACAGTTAAGGCCAGCACTTCTGATTTTTCTGGAGTGCAGCACTCCATCTTTATCCAATCACCGGCCATAACTTTTCTCCTTTTGGCAACAAATGGGCGTGCGAATCCTGTAGGGAGTTGTCAACACTTGTCGAATTTTGTTAAATTTACTCTGAATGTTTGCTAAAAACCAAACTACTTTGCTGGTTTTGCAATAGACTTGGCCTTGAGAGCACGAGCCTTCATCTTCTTAAGTCGATGGATCTCGCGCTCTTCAACTAGGACTTTGTGGGTTAACTCATTATTCGAGAGCTTGATGATGGTTTTCATCCATGCCGTTGGCATCAGGAGGTGACCTTTTTTAGCATTTGAAATGTTGGTGGGGTTGATCTTCAGGGTTCGAGCCAAGTGGGCTGCCATCCCTGGGTTGGCGCTTAGCCAGGCTGTAAATTTTTTCATGTGAGAAGTTTTCTGTTTGGTTAATTACAATTCAATTGTACAGCAAACAGTGTTATCAATTTAGGAGCACGAAATGACAGCAGCAATGGATAGAGCAGCTATACGCCGGATAAATCTGCGCGCATGGATGGATCGTTACGGAATGACTCAGACCGACCTGGCTATGAAAATGGACAAGAGCCGCTCTTATGTGTCTCTGCTGCTCAGTGACGATTCAGACCGACCGTTTGGCGAAAAAAGCGCCCGTTATATCGAGGGCATGCTGCACATGCCCAGCGGCTACCTGGATGCGCCCATTGACAATGGCTCAAACAAAAAGACTGTGATGCTCTGGTCTGTGCCATCCGACTTGCAGGATGATGTCTATGCCATGGTGCCCAGGGTTGCTGTGAGCCTTGCGGCCGGCAATGGCGGGCGGATTGTTGAGACTGAGCAGGAGCTTCCACCGCTGGCGTTCCGTCGGGACTGGATGCAAACCAAGTGCGTTACAAGTAAAAAGAACCTCAAAGTCTTAGAGGTCAGGGGTGAGTCGATGACGCCCTATTTGCAGGATGGTGACTCGGTGCTGATTGACATGGGGCAGGGCGACATTCAGGACAACCAGATCTATGCAATCTGGTATGGCGATGAGTTGCGAATCAAGCGTCTGTCAAAACGCTTTGATGGCGGCATCTTGATTCGCTCGGATAACCCAGCGTACCAGGATGAGGTGCTGTCACAAGAGGAGGCCAGGCACATCACTGTGCTTGGGAAACTCCTCTGGCGTGGCGGCTAGATTTCCCCGCGCTGCGCCAGGCGCAACGAGTCAATCAAGGTGCCAACCATTTGCGCAGGCAGGGTGATGCATTTGTCTTCTTGACGTATCTCAATCACGTCCAAGATGCTGCTCACATACATGGCCGAAAAGGATTGGAAAATTTGACTAAGGGAATCAGAGTCTTTCATTTACTGTACCAGGTGTTTCGCTGCGCAAGCCCGGCATCAGCAGGCTTCTTTAAGGACGGTAAGGGGTCTTGCGCTTGGAAATTTGCGGGGTGGGGGGGGGTAGCTGTGCACGTTCATGTTTTCCAAAGAGCAATCATTAGACCATACATTGTTCAGCTTTAACTCATCAAATTCCACTGGATCGACATGCTTTGATGGAGATCAAATTTATCCAGAATAATGACCCGGCGATCTTGCGCGCTCGCAGAGTGTGGCAGCCAGCCAGCATTCCCACAGCGTCTGTGCATGCGAGCCTGGGTAGCTGCAGCCAGGTGGTGGGGTTTGTTGCCGCAGATAGCCCTGCGCGTCAACCAGGTAGGCATGGAAGGCCTCACGCAGGGGCAGCAGCCAGGCGGCGTTGTCGGTGTCGTACTGGATGCGGCGCTGCTTGGCCGCCTCGATGGGGTGGGGTGTCATGGCATGGCTTTCAGTGACCGCAAAGCAACACTCTTGTCTGCTTCGCGGATGGTGTTGTGGTGGATCTGCAGGACCGGGTCGTCAAAGATGTCGTTGCCAGCCTGGTAGCCTCCGGCAAGGTTCCAGGCAATGGGCGCGCGGATGTGTTTGAACACGATGGCGTCTCGCTCTGCAAGCTGTGCAGTTGTCAGGAAGCCACCCAGCGGGTCATTAACATGCGGGTCGGCGCCGGCTTGGTAGAGCACCAGGTCAGGGCTGAAGGCGTTGACATCATTGATGGCGTCGGACAGCCAGAACTTGAATTCAATGGACTCACGCACCGGGTTGTCCCCATAGAACTTTGCACCCTGGGTGATGTGCAGCACATTGCCAGCCAGGCCAGGCATCTTCTTGAGGATGTCCTGGGTGCCGTTGCCGGTGTGCATGTCGCAATCCAGGATAGCAATCTTCATGACCGGGCTCTCAGAGATGAGCTTGGCGGCCACCACCATCAAGCCGTTGAAGGTGCAGAAGCCACCACCAAAGTCATGGCCGGCGTGGTGGAATCCGGAGGTTGGCGAGCACACCGGGAGCTCTGGGTACTGGATGGCATGGCGCGCCGCTGACAGCAGGCTGCCAATGGTCCACAAACATGACTCAGGCACCCGCGGGTCAAAATTGCCGTGGCCATTTTGTTCACGAAGTGCAAACACGTTGTCAACATAGTCAGCAGTGTGCACCAGCTTCAGGTCATCCTGGGTGACCGGGTCAACCCGGCCCAGCTTCTGCGGCCCGTAGGCATGGAAGGCAAAGTGCTGAAGCAGTTCCACCAGGCGCGCAGGCTTGCCGGCCGATGGGCTGTAGCTGTCAAGGCCGGTGACGTTCTGACGCGGGTCGTAAAAAACAGGGGTCATTGGGTCGCCTTCTTATGGTTGTCGTATTGCAGAATACCCCATGCAATGGCGTAACAATTCCACAGAAAGTGGAATGTGTATCGCTCAAAGTCATATTCAAACAAGTCTTGAAAATAGAAGTTTTCTTGATTGTTGAGGCGATGGCTGAAGTCGTATGCATTTCCTTGCTTTCGGCTTTCATTCGTGTCAATCACATCTTGCTGGATGGAGTTCCAAAGATCTCGGCGCTCCTCATGTGTCGTCGTGTCTCGTCTGTCTTTGATCCATTCAATGACATATTGCTTGATGATTTGATCAAAGGCATCGCTGTCAAACTCTGTGAATTTTTCGTGCTTGCCAATGGATGTGAGTTTTTCACCCCAGTACGATGGGTTGATGGCCAGATCGGCGACGTCTTTTCGATAGTTGCGATCCGCGCGAAAAAACTCGAACATGTCATCCAGCCGTCGGAACACGTAAGTGCCGCAGTCGCCGTCAATGCACAGCGATCCATTCCAGGTGATCAAATCGAACCAGTAACTGCTTGAGTCTTGGCGCTTGAACCTGATGTGGCGATTGACGCCATCATCACGCAGGATGGTCATGATATGGCAGTTGGCGTCTTTGACGAAGCGCTCAGCTGTGCATTCGAGTTTTTTCATTGGGCTACTCCTTCAGTGTATTTTTGCAGCCGGGCAATTTGTGTCTTGCGGTAGAGGATGATGCCATTGGCATATTCAGCAGCGGATTGTGCCGCCAGCAGCTGACGCCTGGCTTCTTCGAGCTCGGCCTGGGCGATGATGTCGGCGCTGGGTTTGCGGAAGGTTTGGATGAGTTCTTTGATCATGATGTTTCCTTGGTTGTAGATTCCATCCATCGTTCGATGTCTGACAGCCTCCATCGCTTTTGCGGCGCCTTAGCAAGCGCGTTCCCGATGTTCATTGGCCTTGGCAGCGATCCGGAATTTGTGAGGTTATCCACATGGGCTGAACTGCAACCAAGATACTCCGCCAGTTGGCTTCTGGACAGCAGTTGCGCACCTCTTGATACGGTAAAGCCGCGACTCTCAAGAAACTTTGTTGCAATGCGAATTTTTTCGCCGTCAGTTTTTTGAATCGCTGGAATTGGCTTGACTCCGGCGGCTGGGTAGCACCATGGGTGCGTGCTTGCATTCGTCATGTTGTCTCCAAGAGGTGCAGGCTGATGATGTCGCGCAGCTTGGTGAGCTGTTCGCGGCTCAAGGTGGTGGCGAACGGTGTGTGGCGCTCATAAGGGAACCGGGTGCCCAGCAGCTGGGTGGTGAACTTCAGGTGGAAGCTGTCGGCCAAGGTTTCAACCTTGGAGATCTCCGCTCGCTGGGTGAAGTTGTCGGTGGTGATGAATTTGTTCATGCTGCCATTCTTTCTTGGTACTGGGATTCCCCGATGTCGATCTGGATCTCTTTGGCCTCATTTGCCATGTGCTTTTGGTACTGGAACCTGATGTCGTCCAGCTGGGTGTCCGTCAGGATGTCCATGACCTCCTGGCCATTGAATGTGACGGTGTCGATGCAGATGTCTTCGTCATGGTAGAAGCTGTAGCCGATGCTGACAATGCCGCGGCCCTCTCCGATAAGTGCAAGAAAATTCATGGCGTCCTCCAGATTTGCAGGTCAAGGTACAGGATGAAAAATGCCGTCATGTAGACGGCAGCAGCGAAGGCTTGAAGCAGGCGGTGCAGGTTCACAGCGTGGCCTTTTCTGCGAGGCGCTCGCTGATGTCGCCGGCGCGGCGGGTGGACTCGACAAAGTCACACCAGGCCATGCGGATGTCAACTGGGTAGTCGTTTTGCTTGCGCCGGCCGTGGCGCTTGAGCTGTGGGTTGGATGTCCAGAAGCTGCAGCGCAGGTCTTTCAGTGTGCTTATGTTGATCATGCTGTTGCTCCAAAGATGTCTATGGCTGCTGAGTTGTCCGTGTAGACCAATCCGTTGGTGCCGGCTCGGCCAGAGGCGCTGTCCAGGATGTGGGCCTTGAGCAGCAGCAGCTCCTCGGCCTCCAGTGTGCTGACCCTGGCCACGGCTGGAAGGTGGTGGAAGTAGGCACCGCCTTGCCGGCTTGGCGTCAGGTCGACTTTGCCGGAGGCCAGGCAGATGTAGCCAATGCGCTTGTTAGACTGGACCACGATGCGGTCAACCTGGTCGCCGGCATGCAGTGGGTAGACGATGAAGTCTTGAGGCTTGCGCATGCCTGTGAATTGGCCGTCAAAGCTGACGGTGCCCATGCGGTTTCGGTGAAGGTTGGTGATCATGGCTGGCTCCAGGATGGGAAGGTGGCAAGAAATTTCTGCGTGTAGCGGTCAGCAATGAAGGCGCGCTCTTCAGGGGTGATGGGCAAGCTCCACTTCAGGACGTTTTGGATGTAGATGTCACGCACATCGTTGTCGCTGTCAAAGTCATCATCGACGTGGTCAGAATAGATATCGACCCAGCGACGGGCATCGTGGTAACCCATGCGGCTGAGCTGGCAACTGGTGGACTCGTTGCGGCGCTGGTTGCTAGGGCGCTCACGAACCCAGCCACCGACGTTGTAATCAGACTCCAGCTGGGCATGCGCCTGGCAGACATCGAAAATGGACACGGGTGAGTCCATGTGTGGGAGCTTGATGTAGTCCATGGTGATCCTTACAAAATGAATTCAGGGTGCTTGACAACAGCAGGAAGGCCGGCGGCATACAGCATGATTTGGTTCTTGCTGGTGGCTGTGCGGGCAGCCCGGTGCAGTGCCGAGTAAGACCGGGCAATCAATGCAATGTCCGGGTCTTTGAATTTGCACCAGGCCTGCAACTTCAGGCATTCACGAGATTCTGATTTTGTCATGATGTCTCCTTTGGGCGTAAAAAAACCCGCTGGGTGCGGGTTGGTTGGTGAGGTTGAGGTGGGTCAGCTTTCTATTTTCTTGATGAGCGCTAAGCCGTCTTGCTTTGCCTTGTCCACTTGATCGTCCCAGTCATCTTGACTCATGTCTGAGTCGATCCATGCTCGCCCCAAGTCATCAAGCAATAAATTTTTCAGAACTGCCAGCAGCTCTGGGGCGGCGTCAATCAACTTCTCTTGTGTTGTGCGGCTCATGATCAATCTACCTTGACGGTGGCATCAATCTCAGCCTCGGCATAGACCTCTTTGGCGGCATCGCTGAAGCCCAGGAAATAGCGGACATCAGCCTCATCTGCGCAGACCTTGGCGGCGTAGCGTGTGTGCTCACCATCCCACTGTGAATACCCGATGGTCTGGGCCACAAAGGTGCCGCCTTTGGTTCGGTAGAGTTTGTAGACTGTCCAGCGGGTGGCCCGGCGCATGCTGTCACGGGTGCTGTATGAGCCGATGAGCTCACCGTCAAATTCAATGTTGGCAGAGTCGTCGTTTTCAATGATGAAGTGTTCCATGATTTTCCTTAACCACCAGAGACAGCGCTGATGAACCACTTTGGCCAACGGGCCAGGTGCATTGTGCACCGGAAGTTGCTGGTGACGTTTCCAGCGCACCAGAGTCAGGTGCCGCGAGATGCCTGTAGGTTGGATCACACCCCGATGACCAATCGGTAGCGGGCAACTGCTTTGGATGGAGGTGCTTGCCAGACCTCACGACTTTGTGGCAGTCGCCGCCTAGAGAGTGCAAAAGTACACTGGCAAGGCCGGAGCCTTGACGCTGTGCTTTAGATCTGTGCGTTGTAGTAACTATCGGGAAAGTCAAACCAGGTGTTCTGGTCATTGGTCTGGTCATCAATCACGATCTTCCCGGTAGCCAGCAGGGCGTCGACCGCGGCAGCGAAGATCAGGTTGTCATAAGGCACTGCCTGGGTGCGGCATTCACGGCGCAGATCCTGGCGGGTCTGTGGGCCGCTGGCGGCCATGTGATCCAGGATGCAGTCGGTGCAGGGATAGGTCATGGTGGGCTCCTTAGTAGTTGCGAGATGTGGAGAGGAGAACGCTGAACACGCCCTTGCGGACCTTGGTCACGCTGGCAGAGGCCGACCAGCAGCCGCAGCAGTCATGCTCGTGAGAGCACCCGCCATACGACATGTTTTGCGAGATGGTGCGCTGCAGCACCTTTTGATCTGCACCCTTGGGGCCAATCACACGGAACCGCGTGGTTGGCCCGACGTCATAACCATTACCCTCGTCAAGCAGCTTGTCGCCAAGCACTTTGATCTCGAAGGATTGACCCCATTGGTCAAGGTGGCTGCACGAATCAACGTAACGGCTGGTGAGGCGCTCTTCAATGAATTGCTTTGTGGCCATGATGATCTCCTTGGTTGAGAAACAAAAAAGCCGCCTGGGTTGCAAGCGGCTTGTGTGGGTTGTTCAGTTGATATGGACCCCTATTCGCATATAGCTTTCGAGGTGCTGCCAGACTTTGTTAGCTTCGGTGAACCGTCGCATTTCGCCGTTTGTTTCGAGTTCCTTGTTTAAGGGATGGTGTACTACCTCTGGGCGTTATCCTTCCTGACCGTCAATCAACCAAACACATAAGCTTCCTGGTTGCAAGCGGCTTATGTGTTTCGCCAGCTTCACAGCTAGCTAACAACGGGTCTTATATTCATCCCCGTATCAAAGGACCGGCTTCAGGTGGCGGTCAGACCTCGTTTCACACCGTCTAGGCTGGATTTATTCAGCGTCAAGGGCGTCAACTCTTTTGTATTCCGCCGTTGAGAGCGGTTCGGCTTGTTGGCTGCCTGTCGAAGCGACGATCCGTTTCGATGGGTGAAGTATAGCTGTTTAGCAAACATTGATGCAACCGTTTGATTGAATGACCTTTAGTCTTTGTCGGGTATTGCATGGCTCAGCTCTTGTAAGCCTCGGTCATTCCCACGCCTTCCAGAGCAGCCATGGACTCCCGGTTGGCTTCTTTCACCAGGTGCTCCAGTCCAGCGGCCTTGACCTTGTGAATCAAGATGTCCAGCATGGAACTGGACTTGATCTTTTGAGCCTCCTCTTTTGCCAGCTTTTCCGCGGCGTTGATCTTGTGCAGCTCAAGCGTGACCGCCTTGAAGTCTGCCCAGATCTCGGCGCGGTAGGCCGGGGACTCTGGTTTGCCATCCACCAGCCAGGCTCGGTTCATTTCGGCGATGTCGGCATCCAACTGGAAATGTTCGAGCCTGAGCGCGGCGCGGCGCGCCTTGATTTCCTCTAGCTTGGTGTACATGACAGCGCTCACAGATTGACTTTGATGACGAGCTTGCCATCGATCATCTCGATGTCGGCTCCCTGGGCCAGCATGCCGGTCACCAGCTTGTCATGAGTCAGCATCCACTCTGGGGCATTGAACTTGACAGAGGCCATGGTGGAGCGACCCACCGCGGCAGCCCGGTTTGCTGTGCTTGTGCCGTAGCCGGACAGGGTCCAGTGGCCGGCTGGGTTGCGCTCAATCACCATGACTGAGTGGTCTGGGTTGATCATGACGTTGACCTTGTCGCCGCAAACAAAGCGCGCAAACTCCATGGCCTTGGTGTTGAGCTTGATGCCGAGCTGCTTGCGAGAGACATTCTTGACCACGCCGCCACCTGCCTGGAGGATGAAATGGACACCAGGCGCTGGGTCTGTGCGGAAATTGGTGTGGGCAGGCTTCTGCTTGCGTGACGGTGATTTGTCTGAGATGAGTGAGAAGCTGGAGAAGTCGAAAGTTGATTGCATGGAAGATCCTGTGAGCCCTTGTCGGGGGCGGTAATTGACAGGACGAATTCTAGACTTGTTTGGCTTATGGTTAACTAAAAGATTGCATAAATTTGCTATTTATTTTTTTGGCTGGAAAGCTTCGGTTTGAAACCGGACCTTCAGGCCAGGTGTGTGGATGCAAATTCTGGGGCTGTGCCGGGTAACGCCTGGGTAACGCTGTGAGCGTTACTTTTGCGTTAGCAGTTTGTTGACCATAGCGTTAACGACTGGTGCACGAAGCGTGCACGGTTCGTGTGGGCGTGTGCACATCAGGTTGATTACTTCGGTTTGAAACGGAAGTATTCACCAGCCCAATGGGAGGCCACTGGCTTTTTCTGGACGAGGCTACAGCAGGGTGACCAGGGGAGGTCTCCCACTCCAGCTTCACCCATCTTCTGCGGGTGAGGCCCAAGTGCCAATGAGGGGTCGTTGATCTCCGGTGGTGCTACTCAGTCACATTCACCACCAGATTGCTGCAGTCGCCGTACCAACGCTGCGCCGGGTCACGTTTGGTTGTGCGTTCCCTGTGTTTCATTCCAAGCGCCCCATGCAAGGCCACTGCTGACGGGTGGAGTCCGGTCAGGCAATGCGGAAAACAAAAAAACCCTTTGGTCCTAGTTCTCCGCCTGGCAGCAAAACATTGAAATCAATGTCTAAAGAGAACCAAGGCCAAAAGGCTTTGGGTGTTGTCTTGCTGCCAGGCTTGACGAAAAGTATTTTAGCATACTGTCAAGCAAACGGCAAAATCAGGGTTGATGGTACTGTAAAATTGCGCCAATGGCAAACACGATCAAACAACTCAAGGCAAAAAGGTGCCGGTCATGTAAGACTTTGTTCACACCACGCAACAGTATGACGGTGGCCTGTTCACCCATCTGCGCCCAGGCAGTAGCAGCCACCAAGAGAGCCAAGGACGAGAAGGCCGCCAAGACGGTGGAGCGCAAGGAAGATGCCGTCAAGCGCGAGAAGCTAAAGACGCGCAGCGACCACATGAAAGCGGCTCAAGTTGCATTCAATGCATTTGTTCGCGCCAGGGACATGGATAAGCCATGCATTTGCTGCGGGAAGCCATTGCAAACAAACGCGGTTGGCGGCGGATTTGATTGTGGCCATTACCGGAGCGTTGGGTCGGCGCCGCATTTACGCTTTCATGAGGACAACGCCCATGGTCAAACAAAGCAATGCAACCGCTACGGCGCAGGCCGGGCGGTCGATTACAGGATTGGCCTGATTGCCAGGATTGGCCTTGATGCTGTTGAGGTGCTTGAGGCGGACCAGTCTATGCGCAAGTACACCATAGACGAACTCAAAGAAATCAAGTCTTACTACCGCACGCTGACGCGCGAGCTCACCGCCACTTACCAATAACTGGAGACCTCATGACCGAGAAGAAGCACAGTCACTATTTCCGCGATGTCTCCAAGCTGGAGTCCATCGATGTCTACCGCATCCTGGAGCTCTTTGATGTGAGCTGCCCGATTGCGCAGCACATTGTGAAAAAAGCCCTGGCGGCCGGCAAGCGTGGCGCCAAGAGCTCGGCGCGAGACATGCAGGACATTGCCGACAGCGCCAACCGCTGGCTGGAGATGCGCCAGGAGGATGCGAGCACCATTCTGGAAGACCCAACCGTCAAGCCAAATGCATCGCTATGGGGTGATCCGACATACAAAATCAGTGAGCAGGCAAACATGCAGTACCGGCGCCACCTGGATGCCATGCCACTGGTTGACAACGCGATGATCGTCCCGAAATGACCAGCAGACGCTCAATGCAAGAGCGCTACATGAGCGCGCGCAACACCAGTAGCCTGGTGCTGTCATCGCGCACTGTCGGCAGCGCTGACGTGATGATTGCTGCGGGGCGTGTCGCCAAGCGCAGTGAACGCAAGGCCATGGCGCTGGCGGTGTGGGGTGTGCTGACGACGGAGAACATGCGCGGCGCCAATGCGGTGGCTGATGTGATGGCCAGGTGGATTCGTGAGCACGCATACCAGATGGGAGAGCGCATCAAGCCACCAATGCCAATGGCATTCGATGTGGCGATGGCTGTGCTCAAGTGGTGGCGCGCACCGGCTTGCTTGACATGCGGCGGCCACGGCCACCCAAATATTTTGAATTCGCCGGTGATTGATGAACTGCGTGACTGCCCGGATTGCCGCGGCACCGGACGAATACCGCTGGAGCGCCTGGTGCGCAGTGAGTATGTGGCGCACGCCCACTGGCTGAGTGGTGAGATTGACACGCTGTGCGCGCTGGTTTTTGGCGAGATGGCGCGCGAGCTCAACGATTCGATGGACCTTCTTTGATTTTTAACCCAACAGGAAACTTATGACAAATACCGTTCACCCCATGAAGCGCCTGGCTGCCTTGATTGCTACGTTGTCAAAAACACAAGCCAACCCGGAGCTGCTGCGCGAGATGGTTCATGCCTTTCATGACCTGGAGCGCAACGAGGTATGCCCCGATGCCGACAAGACGCTGACCAATCTTCTAGGGAAGGATTGGAACCTCAAGCCAGAGGCTCAGGAGCAAGGGTGTGGCGGATGCGAGTCTTGCGATTGCGACGGTGATGAGGATGGCGAAGATGACGGCCTTAGCATTGACGAAGACATTGCCATCACGATCGAAAAAGCCTACGAGGAATCTGATTCTGCGGGTGATGTGATTGTGGCCCTGGCTGCCGCGCTGCAGATTGCCGCCAAGGAACTGGGCTGGAAGCACACCAGCACGGCCGCTCACCACATCTGGTTTGAGGCCTGAGATGTCACAAATACGCGATGACTTGACTGAGTGCTACGGGGATGAGCTGCTGTTCCTGGACCCTGGCATCCAGTTTGACAGCTGCATTGTTGGCGTGGCCACACGCTGCGGCATGAACGACTGCGTGGTGTACCAGACCGACAAGGTGCTCAACTCCCTGGTGCAGGCCGGCATGACACACGATGATGCCCAGGAGCACTTCGACTTCAACATCATCGGCGCCTATGTGGGGCCGGCGACACCGCTGTTCATGGACTCAATCGAGCCGGAGGCCATCTGATGTTTGGCTTTCTTGAAGATCTGGCCAATGCCGCGGTGGGCGTGGTGATTCAGACACCGGTGGCCATCGTGGCCGATGTGCTGACGCTTGGTGGCGCACTGAATGACCGCGACGATACCTACACCGGTGAAGCCATCGGCAAGGTGGTGGATAACCTGAACAATGCAGTGAGGCCAAAATGAAGCTTGTCTGGCAAAGCCCCAAGTTTTACCGCAACTCTGGCCTGTTTTTGCGCACCAGGACAGCATGGATCAGGCTGCTCCCGTGGTGAAGGTGTATGGGTGTCACAACCGGGATGATTATCACGAGGCTTACCTGGCGATGGATGGCCTCACCGACATTATGCCAAGGCGTGCGGTGATCAACCTGGTGCGAATTCCATTCACTGGGTCAAGGAGCTGCCAGTATCGATTGACTGAGCTGGGTAAGTGTGACCCCAAGTGCAATGACTGCGCACGAAAGAAAGAGCCGCAATGATTCATCGGTCATCGCGCGAGGTGGATGATGCATGTATCTGGTGCCACACGCCAGAGCACCGGCTGCTGCTGCCAGACGACGTGGCCGACCAGGATTTTTACAGCTGCAGAACCTGGGACCGGTCAACGCGCGAGCAGGGCCGGTGCCCGCCGCTGCTGGGTCATTATGGCGATGAGCTGGAATGAAAATATATTTTTCAACCGTTGTGAAAACAACTTGTCAAGTGTTACATTAACGGCAGCAATAAATGTGGACAGACAGACCCACAATTACAAAAAGCGGTATTTTCAGGGTAAACGCACGTCACATCATGTCTGATTCAATGATCAACGCCGAGATTCTTCGGAAGAATTTTTCATACAACCCAGAAACTGGTGTGTTTGTTCGGGTTATTGGTGGCATAGGCCCGAATGCAAGGGCTGGGTCTATTGCCGGGTCAAATGATTCCAAAGGCTATAGAAAAATTACATTTATGCAAGAGTTTCATAGAGCCCACAGGCTGGCTTGGCTTTATGTTTACGGAGAGTGGCCAAAACATGAAATTGACCACATAAACGGGATCAGAAGCGATAACAGAATTTCAAATCTTCGTGACATACCAAGGGCGCGCAATGCAGAAAATACGCGAACCCCAAGGAAAAACAACAAGTCTGGACTTCTTGGTGTATCAAGTCCATGTAAGCATGATAAAAAATTCACAGCATCAATCTCAATTTCTGGAAAAGATGTAAAGCTTGGCAGATTTGATAGCGCTGAAGATGCCCATGATGCTTATATTAGCGAAAAAAGAAGGCTCCATGCTGGGTGTGTAATCTAATCAACTAGCTGCCAAACGCATGGTGATTGCAACTGATCGCAAGTCAGGGCTTCGTTGGTGAGCCTGCAGTCTCCAGCCGTTTGGTTATCGTTAAGCAGAGCTCCACAAGAGCACGAGGACAGTGGCAGGGTAGCGTTTACGTCCGTGTCACACATGCTGTCAGTAGACACAAGCTGGGTCAAGCCAGACGACACAACTCTGTGAAAGTGCAGGGTGCCAAATAAGGACTCGCCACGCCTAGAACGCTGGGGTCACCCGGTTACGCTGGATCGAAAGGTCGACGCGCACCAGGCGAGTCAGTTCCATTGGGGCGTCACGCTCGATCAGCCGCTTGTACCGGTAACCCGCAAGGGTTGTGACACACATTGTTTCTCCCTGTGGTTGCGCAAGCAGCCTTTAGACCCTTTGATGCGCAAGCTCAGGGTCTTTTTTTTCGCCTGCTCACAGCAGAGTGAGGTCGATATGCAAGTTAATAAACCCGAGGTTGACTGGGAGATCATTGAGAAGCATTACCGCGCAGGTGTCATGACATTGCGTCAGATTGCCTCTGAAGGTGGTGTGGTTGAGAGTGCCGTCCGCAAGCGAGCCAAGCGTGATGGCTGGCCACGAAACCTCAATGCAAAGATCCAAGCCAGGGCTGAAGATCTGGTGCGCAAAGATGCGGTGCGCAAGATCAGTGCGCAAAAGAACGCACCATCTGAAAAAGAGGTGGTTGAGGTCAATGCGCAGGCAGCGGCCATTGTTCTGATCGTCCAGAAGGACAGCATCAAGCGCAGCCACACGCTGTTCAAGAAGCTCATGGATGAGCTGGAGCTGACCACTGACAACAAAGACCTTTTCGGCAAGCTCGGTGAGCTGCTTGACAAGTCGGGTCCGGATGAGAACGGCAAGATGGTGCAGGACAAGATCAATGAGATCTACCGCAAGGTCATCAGCATGCCAGGTCGCGTTGATGCGGCCAAGAAGATGACCGAGATTTTGGAGAAGGTTGTCAAGCTGGAGCGTGAAGCTTTCGGTTTGGACGATGGCAATGCCACCGACAACCCGGTGGACGCATTGCTTCGCAAGATTTACAAAGAGCGCATCAGTGGCAATTGATTCGGCCGAGCTGATGCAGGTGGCCTTGGAAGAGGTGATCGGCAACTTGGAAGTGCACGCCGCTTACTGCGCCAAGATCAAGGACAAGGGCGGCAAGATTGTGCCTTTCCTTTTCAACAAGGCACAGAGACACATCCACAAGCTGCTGGAGAAGCAAAAGGCTGAGACCGGCAAGGTCCGCGCACTGATTCTCAAAGGCCGCCAACAAGGTGCCAGCACTTACATTGGCGAGCGCTTCTACCACCAGGTTTCTACCCGCGGCATGAGCGCCTTTGTGGTGGCGCACGAGGACAAGGCCACAGCCAACTTGTATGAGATGGTTAAGCGGTACCAGGACCACAACCCACTGGCGCCGAGCACCAAGGCAACGAACGCCAAAGAGCTGGTGTTTTCGGTCATGGATTGTGGCTACAAGCTGGCCACCGCGGGATCTAAAGACGTGGGGCGCTCGAACACGGCGCAGCTGTTGCATGGCTCTGAGTTCGCCTTCTGGGCCAACGCACAGAGTCACCTGGCTGGCCTGGGCAACACGATTGCCGACATGGCGGACACAGAGATCATTCTGGAGTCCACTGGCAACGGGATTGGCAACGCCTTTCACTTGATGTGGCAAGAGGCTGAGGCTGGCAAGGGTGACTTTCAGGCCATCTTTGTGCCCTGGTTCTGGCAAGACGAATACCGGGCGACGGTCAAGAAAGACCTGGAGCTCACGCAGGAAGATTTGAAGTACCAGCAGGCGTATGGCCTGGACCTGGAGCAGATGCAGTGGCGGGCCAGCAAGATTTCCACTTACGGCCAAGGCTTTGAGTGGCTGTTTGAGCAGGAATACCCGGCAACGGCGGCATTGGCGTTCCAGAGCAGCACGGTCAACCCGCTACTGAACCCATCCGATGTGATGGCCGCGGTGAACAGCACTTACCTGGACATGAATGCGCCGCTGGTGATTGGCTGCGACCCGGCAGGTGATGGTGTCAATGATGCCGACCGGACCGCGATTGCATTCCGCAGAGGTCGGGTGTGTTTCCGTTTGGAATACCACTCGCAGATGAACACGATGCAGATTGCCGGCCTGCTGGCTGAGTACAACCGCGACATGGCGCCAGACATGATCTTTGTCGATAAGGGCGGCCTGGGTGCTGGTGTGTATGACCGGCTGCTGGAGCTGAGCGTGCCGGTGATTGGTGTCAACAACGCCACCAAGGCGACAGATTTTGAGCGCTACGAGAACAAGCGAGCGGAGATGTGGTGGACCATGGCTGAGTGGTTTGCTGACCAGCCGTCTCGCATCCCGAACAACGCCGCGTTGATCAGTGACCTGACAGCGCCGCAACCCAAGACCAGCTCCAACGGCCGCAAGCTGCTGGAGAAAAAAGAAGACATGGTCAAGCGTGGTGTGCGCAGCCCAGACGGCGCTGATGCACTGAGCCTGACCTTTGCTGAGCCGGTGAGCTTCCGGCAAAACCGAATCCCTGGGCACCAAGCCTCCAAACCAGCCGCCACCAGCGCGGGCTACTGAAAGACCATCATGGAAGATACCTACGAAAAAGCCTGGCTCGACACTGAGCCAAAGGTTGAAGCCCCCGCTGTGACCAAAGACGAGCCCATGGCTGAGCCATCTGCTGAGGCCAAGGCCATGGCAACTGGCGCCTCAGCTGCGCGTGATGCGGATGCCAGCGAGTTCAGCAAGGCTTTCCATGGCGATGCACCGGCAGCCAAGCCTGCGACGTTCAAGGAAGCCTTCGCCGCGGCCCGTGCAAAAAATATCGAGGATGGAACAAATGCGCCATTCGAGTTCAACGGCAAGAAGTTCACAACGGCACTGAAGTCAGACATCAAGGCCAAGGCCAAGGCTGCTGTGGCCCCGCGTGCTGCGTCAAAATCACCAGCTGCACCAGCTGTGGCTGACACTCCCAAAGGCATGCTGGCAGAGCTCGCAGCCACGGCTGACAAGGGTATCGCTGCGGATGGCGCGAAAGACAAGATCCAGCTGCCGCACGAGGCGTCTCGACCTGGGATGCGCGAGCGCATGCGGGCTGAGGATGCCAAGATCACCGGTGTGCGCGATGCTGACGGCAACGTCATGGGCGCGCCTAAGCCGACTGCTGACATCAGCAAGGTGGGCAGCGTGCGGATGGCGGCACGGTAATGAGTGAATCAGTTCAGTACGCGCTGGCGGCTCACGAAGCCTTCCAGGACCAGGTGGCGCAAGTCACCCCGGATGCGCTCGGCCCCAAGCTGTTGGCTGAGTTTGCCAAGGCTGAGACCGACCGCCGTGTGACTGAACAACGCTGGCTGCAGGACTTGCGCCAGTACAAAGGACAGTACGACCCAGATGTGCTGTCGCTGATTGGACCCAAGCGCTCCAGGGCATTTGTCCGCAAGACCCGCGTCAAGGTCAAGACGGCCGACAGCCGGGTGCAGGATTTGTTGTTTCCTTCTGGCTCGGACAAGAACTGGGAAGTGTCAGCGACACCGATTCCCTCGGTCTCCAAAGAGGTGCGCCAGGGCATCATCAAGCAGATGCAGCAGCAGGCCAAGGCCATGCAAGCCCAGGGCAAGCAGATGCCAACGCCTCACATCACCAAGACCATGGTGGATGACGCAGTGCAAGAGCTCTGCAAGACGGCAGCCAAGGGCATGAGCAAGGTCATTGATGACCAGCTGAGCGAGATCCGCTACAAGCAAATCTGCAAGCAGGTGGTGCACTCTGGCCACTTGTATGGCACCGGCATCCTGAAGGGTCCGCTGGTGGAGCGCAAGGTGCGCAGCAAGTTCGTTCAGGAGAACGGCAAGTGGATTCAGAAAAGCGAGAGCTACATCGTGCCATTCGTGGACTTTGTGCCGCTGTGGCGCTTCTATCCCGACATGGGCGCCGACACGCTGGCCACCTGCCGCTATGTCTATGAGCGCCACCAGATGTCGTACACCGACCTGGCTGAGCTGGCTGAGCGCAAGAGCTTTGACCGCGAGAAGATCATCTCTTACCTGAAGTCTCACCCGAATGGTGAGGTCCAGGCGCGACTGATTGACAACGAGTTGAAGATCATTGGTGAGCGCCTGGCCAACCTGAGCGGCATGGATGGCAAGTACGAGGTGTTTGAGCGTTGGGGCTGGCTGCTTGGCAGTGAGCTGAAAGAAGCCGGCGTGAAGGTTGACGAGAAGCGCATCCATGAGAGCTTCTTTGGCAATGTCTGGTTCCTGCCCAATGGCTCGGTGATCAAGGCGGTGCTGCAGCCCATCAACGGCGTGACTTGGCCGTACCACATTTATTACATGGACAAGGATGAGACGAGCATCTTTGGCGAGGGCTTGAGCGCCATCATGCGCGACGACCAAACGATGATGAATGCGTCAACCCGGCTGATGCTGGACAACGCTGCCATTACGTCGGGCGCCATGATTGAGGTGACCACAGGCTTGCTGTCCAACATGGACAACGCAACCGAGATCGAGCCCTGGAAAGTCTTCTACCGCAACGCCACTGCCCCAGGTGCAGCCGCGGTGCGCGCCATTGAGCTGCCATCACGTCTGAATGACCTGAGCGGCCTGGCCGACCGGTTTGAGAACAACGCCGACGAGGTGTCAGCGATTCCGCGCTACATGACCGGTGAGAACGTGGCCAGTGGCGCCGGTGGCACAGCCTCTGGCATGAGCATGCTGATGGGTGCGGCGAACATCATGATCAAGGATTTGATCAGCAACTGGGACGAGGGTGTGACCCAGTCCTTTGTGGATGCCATGTACCGCTGGAACATGCAGTTTCATCCGGACAACGCCATCAAGGGCGACTTTGACACCAAGGCCCGCGGCACAGCCAGCCTGGTGGCGCGCGAGGTGCGAGCCCAGCAGCTGGACAACTTCAGCTCGATGGTGGCCAACCCGATGGATGCGCCCTTTATCAAGCGCGACAAGTTGCTGCGCCAACGCGCGGAAGCCCATGAGCTGAGCGATGTGATCAAGACCGAGGACGAGGTGGCTGCTGAGCAGAACGACGGCGCCATGCAGCAACAGCAACAGATGCAGCAGAAGCAGATGGAATTGACCATGGCCGAGCTGGCACAGAAGGTGGCCTTGCTGACAGCTCAGGCTGCCAAAGCCATGGCTGAGGTTCAGCTGGTTCAAGCCAAGGTGGTTGAGACCAATACCGCAACGGTTTACAGCGCGCTGCAAGCTGGTGGCGTGGCAACGACCAGCCCGCACATTGCCCCGGCCGGTGACGAGATCCTGCGCAGCTCAGGCTGGCGTGATGCGACACCGGACCCATCGATTGCCCAGCTCGGCGGCCCGCCGGTTCAGCCAGGCGAGATCCCGCAGGCACCGTTTACTGCGCCAATGCAAGGCCCAACAGCTGGCATGCAGGCCGGCATTGAAACACCGGTGATTGAATGAAAAAGAACGAACAGCAACTGATGCAAGAACGCCTGATTGAGGCGACACGCACGGTGCGCCAGTACGCCGGCTCCGATGCCTCGAATGCAGTGATCGAGATGCTCGATGGCCTGGCGCGCAGCTATTTGATTGACCTGGTGAATGTGGATGTGACTGGGCTGGTGAAGCTTCAGGCTGCCATTCAGCAGGTGTATGCCCTTCGCAATGTGTTAGCCAACGATGGCCTGGATATTCCCAAGATTTAACCAACTAGGTGACTATGGCCAAAAGACCTGAGCGCACGCGCAAATCCACTGTAGCCAGCTACAGCATTGATGCCGCATCTGATTCATCTTTTAAACCCAATCGCTTTACGGTCCGGCGCAAAAAAGCCGAACCACTCGAAGCTCAGACCCAGGCGCAAGGTCATTACATCTGTGCGCTGCAGAGCTCTGAGTTGATTTTTGCCATTGGCCCAGCCGGCACGGGCAAGACCTATGTGGCCTCTGCCTTTGCGGCTGACCTGCTGCAAAGCAATGCGATTGAACGCATCATCATCACCCGGCCCAATGTCGAGGTCGGAGCCGGTTTCGGATTCTTGCCCGGTGAGTTGGAAGAAAAATATGCGCCTTACCTGGACCCCTTCCGGGAGGTCATGATTGAGCGCATGGGCTTGTCGCAGTATGAGTACGCACTCAAGGTGGAGACCATCCTGCCAAAGCCGCTTGCATTTATGCGCGGTGCCACTTTTAACAATGCATTTGTCATCCTGGATGAGGCGCAGAACTGCACCCCCAGCGAGATGAAAATGTTCCTGACCCGTATCGGAAAAAATTGCACGGTGGTGGTGGATGGTGACCCAGAGCAGTGTGACCTGCATGGCCCAAGCGGGCTCAATGATGCGGTCGACCGGCTGGAGAAGATCCCTGGCGTGGCGGTGGTGGAGTTCACCGAGGACGACATTGTGCGCTCGGGATTGATCAAAGACATCTTGATTGCGTATCGCAATTAAGCGGGAGAAATTGATGCTTCCTGTCAACAACATCACCAAGTCCGACCTGCTGCTGGCCAAGCTGACCAAGCTCATTGCGGCACAGACGGCGGGAGAGGTCTCTGGCTTCTCTACTGACAATTTGAACCATGCCTACATGAGCCTGGCCAAGGGTGAGGTCTGCGAAGACACCGCCATCCTGCTGGCCAAGATGCTGGGCGATGACTGGGCTGAGGGCTGGGAGCCAGCCGTCACAGACGAGGAGATGGCAAGCCAGGCCATGAACCTGGCCGTCACTGAGACGGTGGAGCAGATTGACATCACCGACCCGCACGATGCGGTGAGCACGCTGGCGTCGGCACTGATGATTGCCTGCCGTGAGCTGGGTTGGCTCGAAGCAAGCCGGGCAGCGCATGACCAGTGGTTTTATGCGGTAAGCGTGACGCACCTGGAAGACACCGCGCCCTGACAGTTTTTCAAAAGCACCCAGAGGTGCTTTTTTTACACCCATAAATTCTCAAACCCCTGGCGCAAGCCAGGACAGTCCTGAGTCCCGCAAGGGCTCTTTTGCCCCAAAGGAAACACCATGGCAACACCCGACCAAATGCAGCAAGATGCTGACGAATTCGCTTCGGCTTACGCTGAAGACGCACCGCAACAAGCGGCGCAAACCGACGACGAGGCTTTTGGCCTGGCCGACACCGAGACACCCGACGAAGACCAGGCTGAAATGGCTGAAGAGCCAGGCGAGCCCTCTGCGGCTGAAGCCGGTGGCGAGCCTGATGCCGAGGCGCCATCTGTGGTGATCGAGCCCGATGCTGTGTCTGGTGGTGATGTGGCCAGCGATGAGCCCATGGACCCCAAAGAATTGCAGCGCGAGAAGTCCTGGGAAGGCCGCCTGCGCGCCAAGGAAGCCGAGCTCAAGGCGCGTGAAGATGCACTTAAGTCTGGCACCACCGGTGAACCTGGTGAGCCTGGCGAGACGCTTGCCGAGGAGGCTGCTGAGCCCGCGATGACTGAGGCCATTGAAGACGCAGCCGAGAAAGTGGAGAGCGGCGAGATGACCTATGACCAGGCCATGGCCACGTTGTCCAACGACTTCGGCCCTGACTTCACCAAGATGCTTGGCGTGTTGATCAATTCCAAGGCGCAAGAGATTGCCGGCCAGATGGATGAGAAGGTTGGCAGCGTGAATCGTGACCTCGATGGCATCGTCAGCGAGCTGGTGAGCGAGAAGGAAAAGATGCACTTCGAGTCCATCTCGGACGCACACCCCGACTTCGCTGATGTGGCCGGCAGTGCCGAGTTCAAGGAATACGTGGACGCCTTGCCGGCTTCGGAAAAAGAAGCGGCACTCAACGTCATTGGCTCAGGCAGTGCCAAGCAGATCAATGGCCTGCTGACCGCCTACAAAGACACCCTGGCCAATGGCGATGAGCCTGATGCCGCACCCGATGAGATGGATGACTCTGCTGCCAGCGCAGCCGAGGGTGTCCGCTCCAAGGGCATGCAGATCCCTGAGCAGCCCAACAAGTCCCAGGACTACGAGGCTGCGTGGAACGATTTCTGATGATTCTGGCGTAAGCCAAACCGTTGCCAGTTGGTTACCGGCCGCTTCGCGCAGTGAGCGTCATCACTGCGTACTTTTCGGAGCTCGACATCAGTCGCGCTGACAGTGTGCCATGGGACAAGTCATCAAGACTCCCCGCATTGGCATGCTTGGTCAGCATACGGCACCCAGAGTCACTTTGCTCCTTTTGATCCTGGCTTCTTCGGAAGCCTTTTTTGTTTTTATCTCAAGGAAAAATCATGGCACAAACTGCTTATGGCGATATTTCGCCCCGTACCGCTGCCTACGCAGCCAAAGAGCTGCTCAAGCGCGGCCTCCCTTACTTGGTGTTCGAGAAATTTGGCCAGGCCAAGACTCAGCCAAGCTCCTCCAGCAAGGTTCAAATCTTCCGTCGCTACACCGCACTGCCTTTGGCAACTGTGGCGCTGACTGAAGGCGTGACTCCTGTTGGTCAAGTGTTGGCAAAGACCGACATCACTGCCAACCTGGTCCAGTACGGCGACAAGATCACCATCTCCGATGTGATCCTTGACACCCACGAAGACCCGGTGCTCAACGAATCCATCGAACTCCTGGGTGAGCAAGCTGCTCAGACCATCGAGCAAATGCGTTTCGGTGTGCTCAAGGCCAACGTGAACCCCATCTACGCCAATGGCGTGGCGCGCTCTGCCGTGAACACCCCGTTCACTCTGGCATTGCAACGTACTGCGGTGCGTAACCTGAAGCGTCAGAATGCACGCCCCATCACCACCATCGTCCGCTCGACGCCGTCTTTCGGCACCGAGAACGTGGCGCCTGGTTATGTGTGCGTTTGCCATCCTGACTTGGAAGGCGGCATCCGTGGCTTGGTGGGCTTCACGCCTGCTGAGAAATACGGCACCATCACCCCTTGGGAAAATGAAATCGGCAAGATCGATGACGTGCGCTACCTGACCACCACGGTCTGCGGCGCATACCCCGACACCGGTGACAAGGGTGGTACTGTTGGCTTGATGGTTCCCAATGCGGCCACGCCAGCCAATGCTGCTGTGTACCCGATGGTGTTCCTGGGCCGTGACGCCTACGGCATTGTGGCCCTCAAAGGCCAGTACGCCGTCACACCCATGGTGACAAACCCCACCCCATCTGACTCCGATCCTCTGGCTCAGCGCGGCCATGTGGCATGGAAGACGATGCAAACCTGCGTGATCTTGAACGACAAGTTCATGACCATCGTTGAGGTTGCTGCTACCAACTGATAGCAGCCTGGCGCAAGTCAGCACAAGCCCACCAGAGCAATTTGGTGGGCTTTTTTTTGGCCCTTTGCTGGGCCATTTTCACGTCTAAAGGTAACCAAAAATGGCAACGAAATCTGAAATCACAACCCTTGAATCGGCTCCTGTTGAAGCTGCTGTTGAAGCCCCCAAGTTGGCCACTGGCCTGCCCGGTGCATCAGGCGAGCGCGCCATCCTGACCATCTTCTCTGGCCAAGGCGAAGAAGGCTTGCAGGATGTGGACTGCGGCATCAACGGTTATCCATTCCAAATCAAGCGCGACATGCCGGTCAATGTGCCGATTGAGTTGGTGCAGGTGTTCAAGAACGCCGTGGTCACCACCTACAACGCATTGGGTGTGCCGCAGAACCGCCCCCGCTTCGCGTACTCAGCCGTCCCAGTCTAAGCCAGGGTAAGCCATGAACCTCGATGCTTTCAAACCCTTTGTGGCCACCGAGGTGATTGGCTGCCCTGACCCGCTGATCAGTCAGTCCTTGTTGATGGCTTGCGCAGAGTTTCTGCGGGCAAGCATGGGCTGGACTGTGACCCTTTCACCCATTGCCCTGGTCGATGGCCAGCGCGATTACCAGGTGCCTGTGCCACTTGATGCCAACCTGGTGGCAGTGCGCGATGTCTGGGTTGGCGCGCGCCGGCTGGATGCTGCGCCAATGGCCACGCTCCGCGCTTACCTGATTGAGGAATCGAGTGAGCCAACCTTTTACAACATGGCTGCCGACCGCGGCACCCTGAGCGTCTACCCGATGCCCAATGGCGTGACCAGCCAGACTCTGGTGTTGCGGGTGGCTTACACGCCTATGCCGAGCGCCAGTGAGTTGCCAGACTTTGTGTGGCAGAACTACCTTGATGTGGTCGCAAGTGGCGCCAAGGCCCGCCTGATGATGATGCCAGGGGTTCCCTGGACCAACCCCCAGCTGGGCGCCTATTACCGGCAGATCTTTGATGCCGCCGTGGTGGATGCGCGCATTGAAGAGATGCATGACCGTGCACCAGGTCGATTGACCGTGCAGCCGCGCCGCTTCGGCTTCTAAACAAGATCACTCACCCAGCCCGCTTCGGCGGGTTTTTGCATTTCTGGAGACCTCCCCATGACCATTGCCGCCTCAGCCATCATTCGTCGGGCCACCGATCTATTGCAAGACCAGACCTCAGTGCGTTGGCCAGCCAACGAGCTGGTTCGCTGGCTCAATGATGCGCAGCGTGCCATCATCAAGGTCCGCCCTGACTCCATGAACACCACGGCCACCATGCGGCTGTCGGCCGGCACACGCCAGAGCCTGACCAGCGCCACGGCCCAGGGTGGTTCAGCCGCCTTCACCATCGTTCCCTCCAAGCTGATTGAGATCACGCGCAACGTCGCAGTCAGCTCAGCCAAGAAAGCCGTACGCCTGGTGCCGCGCCAGATCCTGGATGCGCAGACACCTGGCTGGCATGCCATCACACCGGTGGTTGACGTGCTGCATTACATGTTCGATGAGCGCGACCCGCGCACCTTCTATGTCTACCCGCCGGCCACTGCTCTTGCTGAGTTGGAGGTGATGTATTCGGCCTACCCGACAGAAGTCTCCGAGAGTGTTGCTGATGGCGCACTCTATAGCGCGGTGACGGGCAACATCGGCCTGCCCGACATCTATGCCGACGACATCCTGAACCTGATCATGTACCGGGCCTACTCCAAGGACAGTGAGTACGCCGGCAACGAGCAGCGCGCAGCAGGCTACCTGGCTGCTGCGGTGTCATCCCTTGGGGCTGAGATTGCAGCCACCATCTCCGTCAAGCCCAAGACTGCATCAGGAGCCTAAATGAACATCATCATTCAACGCCTTAAATCCAAGACGTTCTGGGCGGCGATGGCCGGCATTCTGTTGACCATCTTCGAGGTCAACAGCGGCTTCTTTGCATCCATGCTGCCAGAGGCTTACCGCCCGGCACTTGTCATGTTCTGGCCGGTCGTCATGCTGTTCATGCGTGAGTTCACCAACAGCGCACTGGCTGACAAATGATGGCCGCACTCTACTTCCTGCTGGCCTATGTGCTGGTCATGCTGATACCGGGTGACCGACGCCAGCGCATTTTCATGTTGCTTCTGGCGCTGGACCATGCTGGGCTTGCCATTCTGACGCTCGGTGGTTGCAAGTCATACGAGATGATATCCAGTGCCTTATGGAGCCTTGAGCTCCAAGGAAAATTCTTTGGACGAATAGGTAGACCCATTGTTGATTTTGGCGCCTATCTTCTTGGTTCAAAAAACCACTGCAGAGCCAGCTACGTTTGGCAATCCTCACTCTACGAGGCGCTCACATGAGCGACGAACTACCCCGCAGACGCACCACAGACCACGGTGACCAACCCATGCCAGTCTTCCCGCCGCATCCAGTCTCCGAGGTCACGGTGCTGATTCATTTACTGCATGACGACATCAAGACTGTCAAAAGCTGTGTGGCCACACTTGATGGCCGACTGAGCAAGCACATGACAGACGAGACACTGGAACTGGCTGAAGCGATTGCCACCATCATGAACAAAAGTTTTCCTGAAGGCGACCCACACGGCCACCGCAGGCATCACGAGCTTTCAATCAAGGCCGCTGAGGACAAAGCCGCATTCTGGAAAAAGATGCGCGACGAGATCAGCAAGTACGGGCTGATAGGAATCATCGGCTGGGTGGCGTTTGTCGCCTGGGCAGCGTTCGTCAAAGGGCCGCGGGCTTAACCACAAGGACACCATGAGTGAAATCAACAACTACTTCAAGCGCCTGGCTGAGTTTGTGGCATTCTGGTGGCCGCTGCCATGATCAATTCTCGCAGCCTGGATGACCTGACGCCAGACACCCGCAGCAAGGCCAAGGCCTTCATTGCCGGCTGTCTGCTTGAAGGCATTGAGATTCTGATCACCTCGACCTACCGTGACAACGAGTCGCAGGCTTCGCTCTATGCGCAGGGCCGCACCAAGCCTGGCGCCATCGTCACCAAGGCTGGGCCTGGGCACAGCATGCACCAGTACCGACTTGCCTTTGACTTTGTGCCCATCCGCGGCGGCAAGGCCTTGTGGGGCGACAGCCACTTGTGGCAAATCTGCGGCGATGTGGCAGGCAAGGCTGGCCTGGAGTGGGGTGGCACCTGGAAGTTTCAGGACAAGCCGCATTGCCAGAATGCCCAGGGTCACTCGATCACGACATTGCTTGCTGGTGGTGTAACGCTGGCATGAAAACCTCGCCAATCTGCGCCGACGGCTGTGTAGCTCGCTCGATGCTTGAGCAACTGAATGCGCTTCGGCACGACCTGGAAAACGCCAGACTCGACATCAATGCTCTGTTTCGCCAGCGGCTTTTCACTGACCGACGCAGGCACTCCTTAGAACCAACACTAGACCGCAGAAATGATCCAATCAAAGATAACACCTGAAGCCAAGGCCAGATGTGCGGCCCATACCCTCGCTGAACAGCTTGAGCAGTTGCGTGGCATCCATGCCGTCGAGCTTGCTGCACTCAGGGTGCATCAGAAGCATGACATGAAGGACATCAACCAGATGCTTGACGGTGACATGGCCTGGAGCAGCCAGCATGCGCGCCTGACGATGAAGATCGACGGGGCTGACTGATGCTTGCCATTTTCAACCCACGCATC